CGGGGGGCGGTATTCAAAAAAAATTCCAAAAAAAATCGCCTATCTGGCGATCAAATAGCCGTTCGCGTCGAAGGCCTGAGTGTTTTCTTCCTGGCACTGGCGTCCTCGGCCGTGCTCGCCTCGGTGCGCAGCATAGTGGCAGTCAGCGCAGAGGCTTACAAGGTTCGAAGGGTTCAAGCTGATGGTCACGTCGTAAATGTTCTGAGGCGTGAGGTGTATCTTGTGATGGACTACATCAGCAGGCTGGCCACAGCATGTGCAGAGGTACATGTCACGCTTAAGGACATAGCTCCGCACCTTGGCCCACTCGGTCGATTTGTAGAAAGCCTTTGCAAACTCTCGCATGATTTTGTTTCTATCCACCCATCAGCTGACGGGACAAAAGAGCCGGCAGGATTCGAACCCGCACGCCAGGGACGGACTGGCGCCGCCATGCAGCTCTCACAGAGGAAAAAGGAGAAACCAAAAACGGCAGGCTTCAGCGCCCACCGTTCACGATATCATTATAGCAAAAGTTAATTATCATTGTTATCATGTTCATGTTCAACGTGCGTCTCCCCGCTTCTCCGGAGCCTGTAAGTGTGAGGCAGGCTGTATCCGATCTGTTCTGCTATTCTGGTCATCGGAATCCCGCCGATGTAGTAAGCTGTAAGGATTACTCGCTCTCGCTCATCGGAGACCAACTCGATCTTTGCGGAGATGTCCATGATGGCCTCAGCCTTTGCTCGTTTGAGTTCCTGGATTGTGCTATCAAGGTCAGCAACCTCCGCCATGACAAGAGAGAACCGGTCTTCCGGAGATGTCTGAACCTTGTCGAGATCGTACCGGACTGCACCCGGCAACAGGCAGCTTTTCAGACTGTCGCGCTTAATCTCTAACCGCCAGATGGTTCTGTCGATGATCCGCACCTTGTACATGATGCCGGTTGCTGGTGTCTTGCTCAATTCGGTGTCTCCTCTTCTTCCCCTCTGTACGGCTCCGGCAGTTTCTGCCATGCCGCTATATCTTCATAAGCCCGAACTCCTCCCTTGGTCCGCCACATATAAACACCGTCGCGCAGTAACAGAAACGCGATCCCTCTATGTCCTGTGACATCACACACAAGTACAAACTTTTTCAACGGCGGGCGGCTTTCCGCTGTCGGCGTCCAGATGTGCGCGTCTTTCTTTCCCTGCTCGTAAGCCTCCGCGATTGCCGAGACTTTGCCATGCTCCACTTTTGCGTCAATGCGTCTTACAAGCGCTTCGATTAAATCGAGCGAAGACGGCGCGGTATACGTCCGCGAGTAAATCTCGTTTATATCGCTCTGGATGGCCCGCAGGGCCGCGAAAATGAGCATGACGGGTAAATATATAGCTACGATGCAAACAAGCGTTAAAAGGCCGTTCATGCGTTTTCCCCCGCGCCCGGTATCGGGCAGGCGTCCCCGGTGCATCCGGCAGTCCGTGCCGCTTCTTCCGCGATCCGCTCTTTTTCCCGGATGATTTTAAACGCCGCGATGCTTTCAATTTTGTGCGCGGTGTCCGGGCCTAACAGATACTTGATTTGCGCTATCATGACTTCCACGTCTGCAAGTTCTTCCATGAGTTTTTCCCCGGTCGGGTCCTGCCCCCGAAGGTGCTTGCTAACGGCCTGTACAAGCTCCCCGCATTCCTCTTGTAGCTGTCGGAGTTGGTTTTCCTTGCCGTAGTGATCCGCAATCGGGATTGTTGCCCTTTCCATTGCCCAGTTCATTCTTTTTTCTCCTCCTCTTCTCCGATCAATCTGTCTAAGCCGTTTCTGATATGCTCCCAGCACTCCAAATAACCAGCGTGATGTTCTTCCGATTCTCCCGGCAATCGCACGACCTCGTGGCTGTCCATCCATTTCCGCATGACCTCGAGTCCGTTTACCTGAATCGGAATGCTAAGTTTAGCCATCTTCTTTTCCTCTCATTTCCGCACCGCCTTACTGCAATAATCATCCGGCTCGACCGTCCGCTCGTAAAACTCCGGGCAGTACGGCAGACCGTCCGCCGGATCTATAACGCAATAAGCGCAATCCTTTCACCGTATAATTTCCGGCTGTGCGGATGGTAATTGTTCAATCTTCTTTTCTGCATAATAACAATAGAAATGGTCAAACTGAACGATGATGTTTTGCGCGCAATACATTCCCTCGCCCGCAAAATGTTTACAATCTCGGCACCGTACAACTGGGACCGCATCCACGGAGGGCAATGATTCAATAGTCCTAATCGGATACATGATGCCGTGCGGAGTGCTAAGCGCATCCACCGCCATCTGTCTGCTGATTAAATCATCCATTTTCACGCCTCCTGTTCCACCGCCGGATCATCAGCGCCGCGTCCATCGTCCGAAACAAAAGCCGCGCGTTTCTGCCGTTGCTGTAAAGAATGCAATCGGGGTCCGTGCATCCGACGAAGTAATACGGGCCGCGTAATTTTGACTTTGCCCGTTTCAGAAACCCGACATGCCTAAATGCTTTCGCATTGCTCCCGCAAAACGGACAGGGCTTTAGCAGTAGCTCCATGTCCTCAAGTTCTTTCGTGTGTGCCATTGTTTTTTCTCCTTTCTGCTTTTCGCAACAGCCCGTGCAGGTGTCGAACCTGCGCCCCGGCGGTCAAAGCGCCGTGTGCTACCGTTACACTAACAGGCCACTTACGGGCGGCTGGACTCGAACCAGCGACACAATTTCCTCTTGCCAACTGAGTTACGCCCGCATGTGCCGGTCTTTCCCGGCGGTCACGCTTCCGGCAGGGCCGCGTTTGCCCGGTGTAACCTTAACAGCGTCTTCTTCCTGTAAAATTTATTCTCACCGCGCCGGATGCGAATGAAATCGAATTATGTGTTATATTGTTTCCCTATGACGTAAGCTCCATAAGCTACCAAACACCCCGCATTTTCAAGATGCGATGCAATAAATTCATATGATTCCTTTACACGAATTTCCGAATCATCTTCAAAGAAAATCTTGCAACGGCCTTCATCGTCTTTGAAAATGCGATGTATAAACGCTACATTTACAAGCGCAGGCTCACCGCTTTTTCCATGATGTAATTCAATGAACATTATTCTTTCACCACCTTCCAAACCTGTTTCTTTTCGCCCTGTCCCATCCGCAGGGCCTCCGAATGGCTGACCGGGACAAACACGTCAATGTGCTTTCCCTTCACGCCGCTCCCGGTGTCACGCGCCTCGAAAACCATGTCAAAGCCGTCAATAACAAGCCGCGTGTGCATCGGCAGGACTTTCTTGTCAACGGCAACCGTTCCCCATTTCAGCGGCTTCCCGAAGCCGTCCACCGCGCCCCATTTGCCGTTGCATTTCCGGCAGGCGCAATAGTATGTGATGGTATACTCTCCGAGCGGTTCAAGCTCCGGCAGGACTTCCACGGCGCTTTCCGGTCCCTCTGTGATCTCCACGGCATCCGAGCGGATGTCAATTTCCGCCGCGTGGGTATTGTTCGCCGCCGCAAATGATAGCAGAATCCCGAAAGCTACCCCGGCCCATCTCCTGCGCTTTGTGGCGACCATGACCTTTTCCCGGCATTCCTCGCAAACTTGCGTCCCCGGAAGCGCGGGCCGCTTCCCGCACCGCGTGCAAAGCTTCCGCTCCCGCCGCGCGTCATAAAGGGTCTTTTGCTTTTCCGCCTTGACCTCACGGCATGCCGCGCAGGAAAGCCGCGTTTCTTCATTCGGCAGGGGCGCGCCGCAATTAACGCACTTGTGTTCGGCCTTGCGCCTGTAATAGACCTCATTTCCCATGTTTACCACCTCCCCCGGCGTGCGGCCTTTATCGCAAGTTCCGCCGCCTGTTTCGCTAAACTGCTTCCGCTGTCCACAAGCCTTTCAATGTGGCCCGTGATCGCGTCCGGGTCCGCGCCGGAATATATGCCGAGCGTCCCGCCGAAGAAAAACCGCCGCGCCTTGAAATACTCCGCCACATACCCGGAAGCAATCGGATTCCCGCCGCGCTCCTTTATCCATTCCTCGCACGCCTTTGCAGTCGCCGGGATATTACCTTTGCCGAAGTAGTGCGAAAGCCATTTATAAGCGGCTTCATAGTCCTGCGCGACGCCCTTGACGATCTCCCGGCCCAATTCCGCATAGTTCGCGGCAATGCCCTTCTTTTCGTCCTCGGTCAGCTTTCGCGGCGGTTCCGGCTTTCCGGTGTATTCGCTATAAACCCAATATTTTCCGACCTCGTCGCCCTCGATTTTTTGATTGACCTGTCCTTCGTGCGTCTTGTAAACGTCAATGATTTCGCGCTCCCATAACGGCACAAAGTTTTTAATCCGTTCCCGGTTTGATGCAAGCGCGCTTTTGTCACGGTCGCGCAAGTCATCCTTGCCGGACAGCGCCGCGATCCGTCCGCGCATTGCTTCAAAAATCTGCTCGTTTATCCGTACAATGTCGCGGTTGTATTCCGACGGCGTGCCGATGAACAAAAACCCTGAGTTTGAGCCAATGGCGTAAACCGTGCGGGCATCCGCCTCCGCCATATAGCTGTCAAGTGTCATGTGCTTGTTTCTCCCAAAAAATCAAATATACTTTGCTGTCCCTGTATCTGGTCTTTTTCAATCGCGTATGTTTCTGACAGCATTTTTTCCGTTGCGTCCTTGTAAAATTTCTTGTTCAGCTCAAACCCGTAACTATTACGCCCCAATTCTCGCGCCGCTCGTAGCGTTGTAGCGCTTCCGGCGCACGGGTCGATAACTGTATCGCCTTCGTCGGTAAAAAGCTCTATAAGCCGTCTAAGGACCTTCACGGGCTTTTGTGCCGGGTGTATCTTTGGAACCTCGGCGCCGTCCTTATCCCACTGGAACCAATTAAAAACCATTTTTCCGTCATTGTTGAATTTTGGCAGATACGAGCGATAAAGCAAAAGCGCGTATTCGCAGGCCCCCACGATCCGCATGTTGGCTTTTAAAACCTGCGGGGAAAAATTTTTGATAAACACTAACGGGATGTGGTGCGTGAAGCCGTGTTTTTCCGCAAGCTTTCGGACCATCTCCAACTGCTCAAAACTGCAAAACACGATCATGCAGGGCGCGTCTGATGCTTTGCCGCGCTCCCCCCCCCCTCTTTGGTTCCTTGCGTAAAAGCTGATTGCAAAAATGGAAATACTCGGCAATGTTAAAATTAAAATCTGTCGTAAACGCCGCTTTTCCCGCAAGTTTGCTTTCCCCGTTTTTGTTGTCGCCGCCGTTGTACCACATAGGATTTGAACCGTAGAAATTCGTCCCGATGTTGTACGGAATGTCAGCAATTACAAGTTGCGCTTTTTTGATTGGGTATGCTTTCCAACTCTGGAAATTGTCGTTGTAAAGCTCGCATTTTATTTTTCGTTTGTGTGGTGTGTTTTCTCTCTCGTTTTTCACGTTTATGCATCTCCCTGCATTTCGTAAATCCTTACTTCTATCCGGGGACGCTTCCGGTCAACGGAAAAGGCATCCGTCCAACCTTCCACCCACGCCCAACCGTCATTCTCAATGACCCCTCGCTTTATCAGCGCGTCCTGTATGACCTTGTGCGCCCATCCGGCGACGTTGTCCTTGTCCCGGCGCTTTGTGGCCTCGTAAAAGTGGTAGTCAATCCAGACGGGCGGGCGGAGCCTTTCAGCCTTGCCGATGTAAAAGCAAACCGCGGTCATGTCCTCGTGCTTCATCTTTGCCCCGATGTACTTGTTTGACCTTTCGGCGCTGATGTACTCGTTCAGCCCGTGCAACTTTCCCCGGATGCAAAACGCAAAGCTCCGCCGTTTTTCCTGTTCCTCCGTCATGTTTCCTCATACCATGACGCTTTTGCGTCAATCATTTTTTTGTACTCGTATGACATATAAGCCTTGTCGCGTGCATTTCTGTTGTACACGGCCTCAATGTCTTTTATTGCCTGTTCCATTGTCGCGGCGGGCGGCAAATTCTGGATTTCAAAAACCTTTTTCTTGAGCCTTTCCGCGTCTACTCCCTTGCGCGTATAGGCGTATGCGACCGCCGTGTAATATAAATCTTTTCTCCCTTTCTGCCTGTCCAGAACCTCGCTGAACGTTTCCACATATTCAAGCGTTTTGACCGCGCGGTTGTATTCGTTCTCACCAAGGCAAAGGTCTCCGTTTCTGACGGTATTCGTGTTGACGCGCCGCCCGAAAGCTATTGTCAAAATCGCGTGCGTCGGTATGGTTTCCGCGAATCTTTTAAACAGCTTCAACACGAAAATGTAAGAGTTGTTCCCAAGCTCCGCGAAGCTTGAAATATAGCCTAACAGCGTCCACATGGAAGCGGTCGAATTGCATCCCCTGCATTCTTCGATGCCCGTGCCAATCATGACCACATAACGGACCGGGATTCCGAGAATTTTACAAGCCTCAATTCTTGCCTGCCCGTCTATGACTTCCATCTTTTCGTTTACAATGACCGGAATGATCTGACCGACTTCCCGGATGCTTCTAAGCACTTTTAAAACGCGGGAATGCTCAACGGCCCTTTGCCCGTCAAGACGCTTAAACATGGAATACCGCGTCGTTTCAAATACGCTTCCGATTTTCTGCTCGTTTTTCATTGTTTTCCCTCCGTGTGTGTTGTGTGTGTGATTAGGTTTTTACGCCCGTATACAGTTCATAAAACTCCCGGCTACATTCGTGCGGCTCAACGTATGGCCTCCCTTTTTTCGCCTCGCTTTCCTTCCAAGCCTGTTTCTGTTCTTCGGTCAGAAATTGCCACGGATACCGCCGCCGCCCTTCCTCGCACTTTTCGCACGGCCCGCCCTGTATCACTCCGGTCGGGGTCTGGTAGTAGATAAGGCCCCTGTCCTTGCAATAAACGCACTTCACCGTTTTGGCGTTCGGATCGTAGTTCCGGGCTGTGTTCCTGCGGGCTTTCTCCGTGTCCTTGCAATACTGCACGATATTGGCAATGGATGGGATACGGGGTTCTGTCATGATGTAGTCCTTAACCGCCGCGTTTACGACGTCGAAAGCAAAGTCTTTCAAGTATGTATACCAAACTTGCGTTTCCGCCTCGGTGTTAAGGATTCTATACGCGGCCCGGAGCTGTTCCGCTATCGTGGTCATTTCTCTATAATCCATTTGCCGCCGCCTCCTTTTTCGCGCGTTCCTGCGCTTCCATCTTTTCCGCCCATGCTTGGAAGTCTACCCGGCCCGGGACCGAGCGCGGGGCTGTGTAGCCCCCGGCGCTTTTCCCCCGGTCCTGCTCCTTGCGGAGCCAGTTTCCGACAAAAGCCGCGATCCCGCGCTTTGTTTTTCGCCGTGTCGGGTTGTCCATCAGCCACCCCCGCATATTTCGGAGTTCCTGTTCAACGTCAACGGCAGGATACAAAGCTTTGTATTCGTCAACCTCGGTTTCTGTGATTTCGTGCGAATCATTCCCCACAAGCGGCAGGGTTATGAAAACAGGGTCCGGTATCGGCTCCGGCATAAAATCCTGTTCCGGTTCTCCAAACGGCAAATCGTCCGCTTCCGGTGCGGAGGCGGTTTCCGGCTCCGCGCAAGAAATACCGTTAGGTATTTCATTTTTAATAGTCTTAGGTTTAGTCTTAGGTATAGTCTTAGTCTTACCCTCGATTTGGTTACTATTGTTAGCATTTGCTTGCAATTGCTTGCTTTTGCTTGCATTTGCTCTTAACTTTGCACATTTGCTTTCGTACTTTTCCTGTGATAAGTTCATCTGATGACGTATTCCTCGCCATATGCCTTTTACCTCAGGGTCAGAAATTTCCGGTTCAATTCCGTTAACGTACTCAAGCTGTGCTCTGTAGAGCTGTCCGAGCTGATTGTCGGACAGCTCCGACAGATATTCCCAAGAATCACCAAAAACTATAAAATTGTTTTTGTTGCTGTTTGTCACAATGTAACCTCAATCAATTAAACGGTAAAAGCTCCGAATCAACGCCCTGTGGAATTTCCATCCATCCTTCACCGACCGGAAGCTCATCATCTGCCGGAACCGTCGGAGCGGATGCCGAGGCGCTTGCGGATCGCTCCGCCGCCGCGCGGCTTTCGGAAAATTCCTGTTCCTCTACAATCACGTCTGTCGTGTAAACCTTCTGCCCGTCCTTGTTGGTGTAGTTTCCTGTTTGTAGTCTTCCACAAACGCAAAGCGCCGTCCCCTTGTGAACATATCTTTCGCAAAACTCCGCCGCCTTGCCGAAGGCCACACAAGGAATAAAATCCGCTTCTCTTTTTCCGTCCGGGCCGCTATAGCGCCTGTCAACGGCTAACGTGTACCGCGCCACCGCCGTGCTGTTCTGCCCTTGTGTGTATCTGATTTCCGGGTCCCTAACCGCCCGGCCTCTAAGCAGTACCTTATTCAAATTTCTACCCCCTTTGCTTGTGCCTGTTTGATGTAGTCCTGCGCCTGTTCCTCGGTCAGTTCCCCGATTGTGTTGACGCCATAGTGCTTGCAAACCGTCATGATGCTTTCCGCCTTCATGCGGGATTTAACAACAAAGCTCTGTACGCGTTCCACGGCGCTTTTTCCGGGCGTTTCCGTTTTAGGCGGATTGTTTACCGTCTGCGGGGCTTCCGTGGCTTTTTGGGCCTTCTGTGCGTTTTTAGCGGCATCCTGTTTCGGTGCCGCCGCCTGCGGCTTCTGCTCCGGCTTTCTTACTTCCGCCGGGCTGTCAACGATCCGCTCCCCTTCGTCAAGTTCAAGCGCTGTGAACTGTGTTCCGTAGCCGAGCATTGCAAGCGCCCGTCCGACTGCTTTTGTTTCGGCCTTCTCGTAAAAATCCCCGAAGTCCCGCGCCGTTTCGCTCCCGTATCCGGTTTGTACTGTGCGCCCGTTTTCGTCCTTGATGGTCGCCCGGAAACGCGCTCCGGTGTCGGTCAACTGGACGGGTTCCGTTTCGATGCTCCAAAGCGGCTTATCTTCCCGGAACCACACAAGCCGCCACATAACTTGCAAGTAGTCCTTGCCTTTTAAATTCATCAAGTGTTCTTTCGGATCGAACGTGCTTTTTTTCTCTGCCATTACTTCACCTCAAATTTTGCCGGGCCTTCCTCAAGCGTCACAAAATCAAGAATATCGCCCGTTTCCGTGTCAATAACGCTGTTGTCTTCTTCCGCAATGGCAAGGCGCTTTTTGTACTCGCCCCACGCCGGGGCTTCTGTCACCTTGACAAACTCTTCAAGACCGTTTGCCTTGAAATATTCAAGGGCCTTGTCCTTGTCCGGGACCATGTTGATTTTGGGGATGGTGTAAACGAGCTTTCCGCTTAACAGCTGATAGCTGTCGGTCGTTTTGGTGTGCTTGTGCGGGACCGTCCCGAAGTATTCCGAAAGCTTGCTTTTAAAAAATGCCGTGTTGTTTTCAAGGCGCTTGTCTGCCGCCGCGATCCGCTCCGAAATAGCGTCAATCTGTTTCTGCGCGATCTCATGCAGGCGGGCGTTTTCCTCTTCCTCCGCCTTGATTTTGCGGACCGCCCAATCGGCAAGGTCGTCATCCGTTATGTGGAAGCCCTCGCGCTGTTCTTCCTGTCCGTCTTCAAGCAGGCTTGTGTATTCGTCAAACATGTGTTAAAATCCTCCTGTGTGTGTGATAAGGCCCCACGGGCCGACATTGTTTTTTTCTCTCAAGGATTGACCGCCGCTTCCCCGGCGGTCTTTTCTTCGTCCTGCTCGTTCGCCGGGTGTCCGTTCTTTCGGCAACCGTCTGCCCATCCCATGATTGCCTCGATTTCGTCAATATCAACTCTCCGCGAGTAGGATTCCCGCTTTTTCCGCAGGTTGATAAGGTCACGCAACGCCGCCGCGCGTCCGGTCAGTTCATAAAGCTCTGTGTTGTTTCCCATCGTCTAACCTCTCAATCGTTATGTGTGTGATAACAAGCCCCCTCTGGTCCGCGGCCTGCTCGTATAGCGCCGCGATGATTTTATTAACGTCCGGGCCGTTCATCGTGCCGCCGCCTCCGCTCCGGCTCCGATCGCCAGAAGGCCGATGCCGACCGCCGCAAGGCCCATAAACCCGGAAAGCGTCGCGCCGTCCGCGCACCCTGCGGCAAGCATAAAAATGCAAAATCCGGCAAGCGATGCCGCAATGGCGACCGTGTGTAAAACCGCCTTGACCTTGCGGACCTTCCGGCTAAACCGCAAATATTCCTTGTAGGTCATTGTCCTTTCTCCTTTCTAAAAATTCATTTTGAATGAATCTCTTCCCCAAAAAAAATATTTTCAAGCGGCATTTTGTAAAGGCTTGCCAGTTTGCGGGCCTGCGTTACCTTCGGTTCCGCATATCCCTTTTCCCATGCAACCAAGGTCGCCGGGGTCACATTTAGTACCTTTACGACGTCCGCTTGCGTATATCCTGCGTTTACACGCGCCGCCGCAAGTGTGATTTTCAAAATGTCGGTGTCCTCCTTTCGTAAATCAATAAATTTTACAATACCAATTATAATTCATTTTAAATGAATGTCAATACTAAAATTCATTTTTTTTGAATTTTATTGAAACGCGCTTGAAAATCGTTTATTATATATGAACGGAGGGAAAAACCAATGACAGACAAAGAACAGAAGATAATTTTTTCAAAGAATCTGCAACGGTATCTTTACGAAAGCGGCAAGACGCAAAAGGAAGTTTCTGACGTTATCAAAGTAAACGCCCCAACTTTTAATTCATGGGTTAAAGGTGTGTCTATTCCGCGCATGGGGAAGGTTCAGCGCCTTGCGGATTATTTCGGCATTAGCGTGACCGACCTTATAGATGAACACACGCCGGAAGAAATCGCGGCAGACGCGGAGCAGTCCCTTGTTGAACAATACACCCTTGACCCTAAAATCCGGGAGCTTGTTCTTTACGCGGGCGGGATCGAACCGGGGGAAGCCCGTGACAAATACGTCGGGGCTGTGCTGTTGGCACTCCGGGCAATGTGTGAAGCCGGAAAGAAATGACGGGCGTTTTTTGCATCTTAAATGTGGGTATTTGCACAAAAAGTGCAGTTTTGGACGTTTAAACGGAGATTTTTCCGTTTTTTGAAAGAAGGTGGTTTAATGAAACGAGCGGCTTTGTACGTTCGTGTTTAGCGCAAGCACCGCAGAACAAAAAAAGCACGGCCTGTCCGTGGATAGCCAAATAAGCGCTTTAAAGGACTTTTGCGCCGCGGGCGGGTATTTTATCGCCGGGGTATATTCCGACGCCGGAATCAGCGCCCGGAAGCGTTACACGCGCCGCCCTGCGCTGTTGCAACTGTTGACGGACTGCCGGGAAAAGAAAATAGACGTCATATTGTTCACCAAGCTTGACAGGTGGTTCCGGTCGGTCGGGGATTATTACGAGGTGCAACGGCAGTTAGACGCCGCCGGGGTCCCGTGGCGTGCGATCTGGGAAGACTACGAAACAGAAACAAGCGCCGGGGTTTTAAAGGTCAATATCATGTTGAGCGTTGCCCAATCGGAAGCGGACCGCACTTCCGAGCGCATCCGGGACGTTATGCAGTACAAGCGGGCGCGTGGCGACTATGTGGGAAAAGCGCCCCTTGGATATGTCAAGCAGGGCGGGGCGCTTATCAAAAACCCGGAAACGGCCCCGGCTGTGGAAGCGCTTTTTTCTACGTTCCTGCGGACCCTCAACACGGCGGAAGCGATTCGGGCCGCCGCCGCCCTCGGCCTGCATACCAACCGGGAAACAATTAACAAGCTGTTTTTAAATCCTGCATACGCCGGGTCCGCCGCAGGCGGTTACACTTGCCCCGCGTACATCACGCCGGAGCAGTTTGATTTTATAAAGGACATCCGCCGCCGCAGGACCCGCACAGCCAAACACACAAGCGCCGTGTATATCTTTTCCGGCCTCTGCCGCTGTGGGATATGCGGGCGGCCTATGGCGGGCAAGACGCGCCACCGTCAGCATGTGGACGGTTCGCCGCATGTGGCGGCCTATTATCAATGCTCCGCTTATTCCGGCTCCGTCCGGTATCACCGCGCCTTTTCGATTAACGGCGACAAAATAGAGGCCCAACTACTGGACACCGTGGACGATGCCCTAAAAAGCGTCAGAATCGCCGTAAAAGCCCGGAACGCTTCAGCCAATAAAGATACCGCCGAAAAGCAAAAAGCCGCCCTGCGGCTTAAACTAAAGCGCGTGCAGGCGGTATACATGGACGGCGGGCTTTCCGACGCGGAATACACCGCCCGGCGCGATGCCATAAGCGCGGAGCTTGCCGCGATCCGCACCGAGCCGGAGAAAGTGCCGGAAGCGCTCCCCGATAATTGGCGCGAAACATATGACGGACTGGACCCGGAACACCGCCGCCGTTTTTGGCAAACGGTACTCCGGGCTATCACAGTCAACGCCGACCGTTCTATCAGTCTGACTTTCTGCTAACGTTCAAATCTGGTTACCTTATCTTTCTATAACATCAGACAAGCCGCCATAAAGTAACCACAAAAAAAGCCCCCGCTTTGGGGGCCTTTTGTTATTTGTCCAGTTGCCAACTTCCAATCGTTGTCGTTTCCGTGAACCTTATTTAAAATAATTTTTGCAATAAAAAAAGCCCCAGATTTCTCTGAGGCCTTAAAACGCGTTGCACCGTAGTCTGCAGTGCTTCTTGTGGGATTTCTCCCTTCTATTTTTTCAAATTATCGGAGGTATTTCAGCCATGAAAAGAGTTGTGCAGCGCGTTTTTGACTAATTACAGATACCAGGGAACCAAAGCGCCCTTTTCATTGACGCAGCAGCGGGCGCCTTCCAGCGGTCCGGACTCCTGCAGGTAGTAGGTCTCGCCGCCGATATGAACGAGCCCGGTGACCATCTTGCCGGACGAGTTGAAAAAGTACCAGTGCTTTGCGCTGCTTCCGGACTCCTGGATAAGCCGCCAGCCGTGGGTGTTGTGGCCGTACTGGTCCTGATAGTACCAGTTAGGCCCGTCCGAGATCCAGTGCCAGCCAGGATCCGAGGCAATGCGGAAGACGTATTCGACGTGCCCGCAGTAGTCCTCAGAGGGCCGGGACTCGTTGCCAGCGAAGAGAAGAGCGTCCCCGACCTTGAGGACCTCCGGGTTCTGAACGTGGCCATCCACGATCCGGACCGGGACATCCTCGAGGAGGTAGCTGTTTTTCTGTCCGACCGTGTTCAGCCATCCAACGTCATGACCGGCGTGAGCCCAGCAGGCGTCTCCGGAGGAGCTGCAGTCGGAATAATAGGAGCCCTTGTACTTTCGGAAAACGTATTCCCGGAGGCTCTGGCTGTAGTAGTTCCGCCCGAGGATCTCCGTGTAGGCCTCCACGAACTTCTCCCGCTCTGCGTCGGTCATTCCCTTCACTCTCCGGACGCGGATGAGGCCCTTCCGGACGCCGTTCGACATCTTCGCGGCGTACCGGCTGGAGAGGTAGCTCTCCATGTTCTTCAGGGACGGGAAACCGGACCCATGCCCGCAGATCGTGATGTCCTTCTCAGTCATGGCTGTCCACCTCCGGCAGGCCCGTCACCGCAGACGTGAGGAGCGACGCCACGCCAGCGAGGACCGAGGCCGAGACGAGCGCGGTCCAGTTGACGTCCTGCAGGTAGATGGCCGTCCCCATCATGGCCAGAGCGGTCTGGCAGACCGTGCGAATGGCGCGGATGGCCGCGGCTTTGTAAAAATCTCTGTTCATATCACGCCTCCTTCTCCGGAGCTTCCGGCAGTGCTAAAAGTTTCTTGTAGAGTTCCGTCGCGACGTCATTCCCGTCGAGTCCGTGATAGGCCAGATAGACCCGGCGCATGGACTCCTTGGCGTAGATCGGGCAGTAGCCTCGCTCGCTCCATTTATTGTACGCGGTCACGATGGACTCACGGAGCAGGGCTTGAACCCCTGCGGCGATGGCCGCGTTTTTGTCCTGCTCTGCTCTCAAGCTGATGGAAATCCTGCGGTACAGCCACCCCAAAAAGGCAGTGGCCGCCGCAAAAACCCATTGGAGCCAGTGTGCTCCGATAAAAGCCCAGATCTCACTCACGGGCTCGCCTCCTTAATCCTTTGCAAAATCAGGCTTCGGGACCGCTTCCAGATAGTCCCCGTGGTCGATCGTGTCGTCGAACTGCTTCACGACCTTCGCGCCCGCGTGGCCCTCGGTGTCCGGGAGGTTAGACTTTCTGCCCGAGGCGATAAGGTTGCCGTTTTCGTCCTCGCGGGTGTCCTCAAACTCTGCCACGACCTTCGCGCCTGCCTTGCCTTCCTCAGGTCCTGCGGCCTCGGTGTAGAGCTTGCCGTCCTTCTCGACGGTGTCCGCAAACTGCTTTTTGATTTCTGCCATTTTTAATCCTCCTTATCTTCAGCGGGGCGGAACCACTTGACGTGGCTCCGCTTAACGATTGCGACCGAGTGCGTTTTCCCGGTGCGGATGTCTGTTACGTTGTAAAGAGTTACCATTCTTGCATCCCTCCTTTATGCCGTAATCCAAGAATAAGTCGGAGTGCCGTCCGTGACCGTCACGCCGAGCGTGTAACTACCGTCAGCCGTAGGCGGTGCCGGGAGCTTTGCTTCCAGAGCGGTGATCCGTCCGGGTGCGGTGTCTGCCTCAAGGGAGAGCTTGCCGTTTACCTGCCGCACGTTGTACAGGCCGTCGCCGCTGTCGGACGGTGCCGGGCTGTTCTGCACCTTGTCGCGCAGGTTCTCCGGGTAGAAGGTAACGTGACCCACGGGAATTTCCATCGACCTTGTTCCCGCCTCAAAGCTTGCGTCCGTGAACTCTTCCGTTCCCCAGTCATTAACAACAGCAAGAGACTGGAAGGGCTCTGCGGTCTCTTCGGTGGGTTCTGCGAGTTCATATACTAAGTAGACACCGGACAGGCTTGCCTTAAATTCTGCGGCAGTTACGTCATAATAAGCCGGGTCGTGAATTGAAATGATACCGCGAGCCGCTGTTTCTACCGCAATGCCTGTTGAATTCCCAAGATAGGCGGAATTAGCTGTAATTGGTAAATATTTTGCGCATTTTATGCCAGTCGTTATTTCGCTTAACGATGTGGCAGACTTGATCCCGTTCAGATCGCTCTGGAACTTTTTGATACTTTCGTTAGTACCAGGGACTTTTGTCCACGTCAGCGTCCCCAAATCCACGATGCCATACCGTCTCTTTACGCTTCCATCGCTCTCATACTCATCACCGTCATAGTAGAGGTTTCCGCTTGCATCAAGCTTCGGGATGCCTCTTAAGGTGAGGGAAGAGTCGAGCGGATAATCGTGGAGCGTATAAGGCTCGTATTCGCCGTTCATGGAGCCGCTCCAGTTGAGGTTGATGCAGATGTCTCCTTTGTAGGTGGTGCCGTATGTGGACGGCAACGAAATTTTGAAGTATGCCGCACCTGTCGGAGACATCAGAACGTTATTATTTAAAGTGTTGTACTTAATCCACTGTCTGTTGATGTCATACCAGATGATTGTGCCGTTTCCAGTTCCAATCTTGCAATAGTAGTTTGTGTTTTCAAGACAACGGCAAAAATTCTTCGAGCGAATCCTGTCGTTCATCGGCGCGTTTACGCCAGTCTCAGGCTGAATATACCCAAGCTCCCACTCCTCATCCCACTGGTTAAGCCCCGTGGTCTTGTACGCTCCTGCGTTGACACTCTCTAATCCGCCCTTAGCATACGGATAGTAGGAAAGCGGGAAGAGCTTTCTAAACCACGCCACGCCTGCCCCGACTTCGCCCTGTTCGAGGGTGTAGATATAGTCGGCGATGGTGCTTCCGAACATCTGGGTGAGGTCGAAGCACATTGCATAGTTATCCGGAAGCTCAATCGTTGCAGAAGCTCCATCGTTGCTTCTGTACTGAAGTCTGAATACCGTATCATCCGGCAAAATCACAAACCAATGCTCCCCGACTGTGAAGTTGGCAGTAAGTCTCGGATAACGCATTCGTATTTCTGCGTTTTCTGTCTTTGATTTCACGCTTACGCGAATAAGATATTTGTGGCTTAAATTGAGATTTGTAGCGAGTACATCGCCAAGGTTCCAACTCGTAAGCGTTGACGTGTGTGTCTTGCTCGGAGCGCTCTGTACAAGCTGGTTCCAAGCATAAGTTCCGCCAACGATTTTATTCTGTGCGCGGTCTCCGATGGACGCGGAGCCGCCGGAGGTGCGGAAGTTGTAGGGCGTCTGGTCCTCGACCGCGACCGTTGCGACGAGCTGTTCCGCGTTGCCCACGGTCATATTCTCGTAGTAGCCGTCCGGGTTGGCCTTTGCTTCCACGTCGTCCGCGAGGGTTGCCGCCGTCCAGTGCGCCGCGTTCCATGCCTCGGCGGTCGGGATGGCGGTCGTGCACCTGTAGAGCACCCCATTATAGATGACATAATCGCCGATATTATAAGTCGCCGTCGCGTCATACGGATGAGCCAGAGACGCCACAGAAGACGCCGCCGCACCTGCGGAAGCCGCCGCCGCGGTAGCACTCGCGGAAGCCTCTCCGGCCTTCGTGGTAGCCGTGCCGGCACTCTGACCGGCAGAGGTAGCCGACCCAGCCGCCGCCGTGGCGCTGTTAGCCGCTTCCCCGGCCTTGGTGCTTGCGGTAGAAGCAGACCCGGCCGCCGCGTTCTTGCTGGCCTCGGCCGCTGTCGCCGAATTCACAGCCAGCGCCGCATTGGTCGCCGCGCTCTGGGCATCAGCGTGGGCATCCGTCGCATCGGTAGCCGCCGCACTCGCAGAACCGGCAGCGGCACTTGCGGAGTCACCGGCGTCTTCGGCGTAATACTTCGCGTTGTTATGATAAGCCGGGTCAGTGCTCGAAACAGGCACTCCAGCCTTCGTGCCGGCAGCCCATGCCTCAGCCTCTCCGGCGACTTCTGCGTAGTCGGCCATCAGCAGCGCGAATTCTTCCTCGGTGCCAGTATAGCCCTTGCTCTTCGCGTAGCCATACGCGGAAACAATTCCTAAATCCTTAGTAATTGCCATTTTCCCCTCCTGTTAAATCAAAACCAGATGACCGTCTTCGTCTATATCGAAGTCAGCGGTCACGGTGTCGGTTCTCGCATATACCAGATGCCCGTCTTCATCAATCTCGAAGAACATATACCCGGACGAACCTGCTGCCTGTTCTGCCCTGTCAGCGGCGTCCTCAGCATCGGCCGCACTCCCGGCAGCAGCACTCGCACTCCCGGCAGCTTCCCCCGCCTTCTCGGTCGCAGTCTGGGCACTCGAATAAGCGACCCCGGCGCTCCCGGCGGCATCACTCGCCGCGGCAGCAGCTCTCCCGGCGTAGAACTTCGAGTTGTTCTCGTAAGTCTCGTCCGTGCTCGGCACATCCGCGCCACCGCGCTGTCCGACCGCCCACGCTTCAGCTTCCTCCGCGCTTCCGCTCGCCTGTTCGGCGCTTCCGGCAGCAGCCTCGGCACTGTCGGCAGCAGCTTCCTCACTCGCCTGAGTCTGAGCGACCGCCGCGTTGAGCGCCGTAATGGCCTGATCAATGGCGCTCTGCTGTTCCGGAGTCGGTTCTTCGTCTTCCGGCTGTGGTCTGTCATTGACCGGCACGGTGATCCGGTAGACCGTCTCGCCGTCAGCCAGACCCGTGTGCAGGAAGATGAACCCGTACACGTTTTCCCCGGTATCCAGGAGCGCGTCAGGGATCTCGACCTGTGAGACGCCGCCCGTGGTCGACCCGATCATGGTCACGCTGTCACCGACCGCCGGCGTGTTCGAGAAGTGGACCTCGAAGGCCGTCGGGAGATCTATGCCCTCGATCTGAAGCACCTGGCCATAGTCCCATTGCCAGATCGGGATCGTCCTGGCATCTGTCCGGCCTTCCAGGAACGAGGCCGTGATGATATTCGTCCTTGCCATTTATACCTCCTCTTCGTCCGGAAGCGGCTCGACCGTCTTGCCGTGCCGGTAGAACACGCTGCCATCGTAGGAGTCGCCGACCCAGACGGGGATCCTCGACACGTCGACCACCAGAACGCTCTGGCCGTAGATGTGGGCTGCGATCCGTTCGACTTCTTCGAGCTCTCCGACGGTCAGGTTGACGACCTCGCTCTTGATGATCAGCGCAAAAACTGTATGAGCCATCACTGACCTCCTTGCCGCCATCTGATGATCATGTATCCAGAACCACCGCGCGCGCCAGTGTTGCGGCCGTTCGCACCACCACCGCCGCCTCCGGTTCCATCGGTTCCTGCTGTCGGCCAGTTGTTCCGGTCTCCACCGTTACCGCCTCCGCCAGCTCCTCCGGCTCCTCCGGTGCCAAAAAAGACGCCGTCATTCGATTCATAATCACCACCGCCTCCGCCGCCAGCTCCGGCGAACAGAGTGCCACCGGCTTCTCCGAATGCTCTGGTGCTGTAACCTTGGCCAGTTCCGCCATTGGGCGCCGCACCGTTTCCGCCATCAGATCCGCCAGCCGTGCCATCCACATTGTAAGCCTCGGCAGCTCCTCCGGATCCAGAACCAGATCCGCCGCCGACTCCGAACTTCCTTGCCGTGTCTCCGGCTCCTCCGGCAGATGCACCGCCATCTCCTCCGGCCGCCCGTGCCAGCATGTTGCCGTACTCATCCCAGAGCATCGTCGCGCCGCCGGCACCTCCGGACGTATAGGTCGAATAACTGTCGCCATCATCGCCGTCATGCCAGAATCCGGACTTGGTTCCAGGCGAACCACCGGCACCGATTTCAGCGGTCACATATCTGGTCGGCACAGAGACCCAGGTTGTCACCACACGGCCACCGCCGCCTCCAGAACCGCCGGAGTTCTTCCAATAGCCTCCGCTGCTCTGGAAGTAGCGACCCATGCCTCCGCCACCGCCACCGCCCACAAGGCAGACCTGTACGCGATGGACTCCGATCGGCAGCGTGACCGACTGCGTGGATGATATGGCAATCTGTCCGGCCGGAATGCTGCTGCCTGTTTTTCTTTTTCGCAGTCCGTATCCCATCAGATGTCCTCCAGGATGATCGTGAGGTCCACCGCCGGCTTAAGGTTGCCGCATGTGAGCTTCACTGTGCCGGCCCCGGTCTCCAGGCGCCTGATGGCGTTGAAAGCGTCCTGAACAGTGTCGAGTGTGTCCGGATCGTTGCCAGGGTTGTAAACGTCATAGATCGGATTGCTCCGGGCCGTCACAAGCGGCACACTGACCGTCTGCGTGTATGGCGCTGAGGATGACCATCCGCCGGCCGGAAAGACCGCCTTGATCTTGTTGTCCAGTTCAGCGAAAGAGCTGACTCCGGAAGGCGTGAGGACCATCTGTGCAAGCTCCATCTGGTAGATGCTTCCGCCGTTGAAAAGATCTTCTTTCGTTCTGGCCGTGTTGATGATGGAGAAGGATCCTTGATTGAATGCTGCTTCCGTGTTGGTTTGGTTCAGGTCGACCGTGAAAACGAGATAGTATGTGTCCGTAGTCGTTACCGTGGGCAGCGGAACCGTCTCCGTACCAACGATTTCCACCTGACCGCCCATGCAGTAAAAGGTGCCGGCAGCGATATAGACCGCGTTAGAATCGTAGGTCATCGCGCAGCCGCGTGAGATTCCGTTCAGAATGCCCGCGTTTCGGTTCCTCTGGCGGTCATTGGCAGCAGCCACAAGCCGCTCGTCGAAAGTGATGCCGTTGATCATGCTTTACTCCTTATTTTTTCGAGGAGCGTCACCTTCAGCTTGCCGAAGACGATGCTCACGACGTTCGAAGTGTTGTTGACTGCGCGCCCGGTGACAAGCGTAGTCTGGATGCCGGTCCGCGTCCTGACTGTGCAGGGCCGTCCGACAGTGAAGGCTGCTTCCTCGTAGATCTTCGATGCCTTGTAAAGCGCGCATGATATTTTGTGCTGATAGCTGTTGCTTTTAAACTCGTTATAGGCCTCTTCATCGACCTCCTGAGAGGTCTCTGCCTCGATATAGATTGCCCGGCTCTTTCCTTCAATCCGGTCAGGATCCGACGCGTTCTGCGTGACCGTGCGGTCATTCCTGAGGTAATATCCGCGCGTCTGGTAGGATGTTACTTCACCGTCAACCAGCACGCCCCAGCGCACCGTGAGCGTTGCCAGGGCATCGACAGCCAAGGTCTCCTGATAGCTCGATATGTCGCTGTCATAGGCGTTCATTTTGAGCGCCGGACGGCTGTCCTGCTCGAGCGTGATGCCAAGAACGCCCTGCACCGAGAAGTCAAACACCGCCCGGATGCCGTACAGCTCCAGAACATTCCCGAGGAAGGTCTTCACGTTCAGGATTCCATCCTTGGCACTTGCGATGGACTCGATTCCGAGCTGTGTGGTTGTCCTGGTCGCCACCGTGACCCGGATATAAGGCCGAGCGAGAAGCGGGTCCGAAGAAGCAGACCATCCGGCACTAATCAGCGAGGCAATAGCGCCCTCAATGCCGACAGAGGCATCTGACATCTGTCCGCACTCGGTTGTCGCGATGACTTGCCTGTCAAACAAGCATTCCTGTTGCTGAAGCGTGATCGTGTATGAACTCGTACCAGAGGCCGCCGCGTAATTTTCGCAGATACCGACAAACAGGATCTCGTTCTGGTCCTTGCAGACTACAATGTCATCCAGAAGGATCTCCGGCTTTCGTGCCACGTTTATCGTGGACTTCTCGGCGAACTCAATGTCCCGGTTGAAGGTATAGCCCTCATACTCGAGGACATCCTTGATTGACAGATCTCTATAGCTCAGAACGTAGGCAATCATGTTACACCGCCTTATAGAGCTTCATGAGCGTCACAGTGACGCCGGAAGTGATGGCGCTGTCTGCGGAGATCTGCAGAACATACGTTCCGACCGGAACCTTGAAAAAGTTCTCGTTCGTGATGTCCAGGTCTCCGGCAAGGTTGGTCTCGGTGCCATCTTCCTCGAGCCGGCAGAGAAGGTCGCCATCCACAGAACTGTACAAGATAACGCCATCAGCCTGCGCCTCTCCGGTGATCTCCACGCGGGAGACTTCCGTGCTGCCATCCTGCTCGTAAAGCGTGAGCGCCGGATTGGTAATAGGACCATCAAAGCGGACCGTAAGCGGAGCCGGCACGCTTCCGTCATTGGTGAGCGTGATTCGGCCCGCAGTAAAATTCTTATACCGGAACGGATACTTGTACTCGTACTGCATCGCGTCAGTGACTTCGGTCTCCACCTCAAAGCGCGTCTCGGCGCCGGAGAACCACAGACTTTTACAGGCCATTGAGATCTCAATCGGGAGCGTTGCGCCTGTTTTTTCGGCCTTCCCGAGCTCTGTGACGTCAACTTCACGATAGAACGTGCCGGCCGGCGTCGCATAGCAAAGGGTGAGCTCATGAGATGTCCGGACAAACTTCGCAAACTCCGAAAAGGCCTCGTAAGGAGAAGCACCGCCGAACTCGATTGTGCCGGTGATCTTCTGCTGTTTTGTCGCGAAAAAGGTATTTACAAAGCTCTCACCAATCCGGATGTATTTCGCGTCAATGTTGTAGCCGAAGCCCTCCGTCTCCCGGATGAAGCCGGTCGGAAGGCTCTTCAGCTCATAGCTCGCGCCGTATTCGTTAATTAGTGTTAATGTCCTCATAAGGCAGCTCCCAGCGTCTCATTGATAACCTGGCCAACCAGATGGCTGTCCATGTAGATATCGCCGCCCTGTTGCGGCATGTAGCGCTCCATGAGTGCCAGCATACGGTCGAGCTTCTGTTCCAGGTCTCCGGAGCCTCCAGAGCCGAGAGGCGTCACACGGGCGCCGGCAGGAAGCTCCACAAGCTCCGCACCGGCCTCGCCGACGATGGCAGAGCCTGCACCGAGTACGTTGCCGCCTTTCGCCAGGAGCGGGATCTGAGGCAGGCTGAATGTCTCGCCGCCAATGAACGGAACCCAGTCCGGAACGTCAATCTCACCGATCGAAGCGAAGAAGCTGTTGATGTACCCGATGATTGTGTTGAGCGGTTTCTTTACAAGCTCGACCATGCCGTTGAAGACGGACTCTACGATGCCGGAAAGCGCGTTAAACGCCTTCTCCCAGTCTCCTTTAAAGACTCCGTCAAGGAAGTCGATGATCCCGGTCAGCGTAGGCTTAAGAATCGTGTCCCAGACCTGCCCAGCGACCTCGAAAGCCGTCTTGACCGCTGGCCCTATATACTGCTCAAAAACCGTCTGGAATGCCGGCCAGAGCGTTTCCATGATAAACGTGCCGATTTCCTCGAAAATGGGCTGCAGCTCGTCCGTCCAGAAATTCCCGATAGCCTGGAAAGAAGTGCCGACGGCCGCCTCAATCTGATGAAAATGCTCGTCAAACTTCCCGGCAAGCCATCCGATGACCTCACCGACATGTTCCAGGATGGTCCCGATCACGTCAGTGACCGTCTGGATGGTTGACTGGATCTCCGGCATGTGCTCGAGGACCCAGTCGAGTAAGTTCTGGATGACCGGCAATAACTCAGCCCCAATCTGAGTGCCGATCATGCCAAAAGCCTGTTGGACATCCGACATCGTGTCGCCGAGCTTCACGCCTGCCTTGACGGTCTCGCCATCAATGACAAGGCCGAGCTCGTTTGCTCGTTCACGGAGCTGGTCAAACCCTTCGCCGCCGGCTTCCAGAAGCGGAGCCATCTTGTAAGCAGTGGTTTCACCGAAGAGATCTGCAGCAGCTGCAGCGCGTTCCTCGGCGTCCGTGATGCTCATGATCTGCTCCATGGCCTCATCCAGATTGAGGTCAGTGCCTTCAAGAGCCTTGGCCGCCCGCTCCATCGTGGACATCTCCACACCGGACTGGCCGGCTGCATAAGCGAGTTCCTGGTAATATTCCGCAGACACGCCCATGCGGATGCTGCCCTTGTCGACCACGTCCATGGCCTTCGCCGCGTCGGTCGCCATCTTAGTGGCAGCGATGCCAACTCCGGCCGCAGCAGTGCCGAGGCCGAGCGCAAACTTGCCGGCTGTGGCCGCTCCATTAGCGAGGGTCTTTCCGAGGTCGCTTGCCTGTTTATCAGTTTTCGAGAGGGATTCGTTAGCTTTCGAGTTATCCACTAAAACCGAGCCAACGAGCTGGAAAAGTTCCATTTATTCCTCCTCTAATCCATGCAGCGCCTTAATTTCTGCAATAATTGCTTCTTCCGGCCTCAAATCAAGGCCTTCTCCGGTCAGGCGCTCCTTGTATTGCTTGAATGGCTCGAAAGCCAAAATTTTCATATTCATCAGCGGCAGCAGAGCGCACCATTGCCGATGCAATGCCTGATCACGTTCCTGCTCCAGTCCGGACTCCAGGATCTCGAGCCCTTCCCGGAACGGCATGGCCAGAATGGCATCCGGCGAGTGATACCGCCTGTAAATCAGGTCGAGGAGCCCATCCGGAGAGACCGACCTAATCGCCCGAAAAAATCACGCCATTCCTCCGCGCTTGCGATCTTGGTGATGTTCTCCACAAGCTCAACGAGATCCATCTTCTCGACTTCCTCGGGCGTGCATTCCAGCGGCCCGGAAAGCCATGCGTAAAGATCCTGCTCGCCATCCTCGCCGATCAGCGTCTCAACGAGCGAAAAAATGACGTCAATGCCGGTCATTCTGGCCGTCTTTCCCTTCTCGACCGCTTCGTTTACAACAGCCTCAAGGGTCTCTTTTAAATGCCGCTTTTTGATAAGCCGGACGCCCATCACCGCGTCCCTGGTATTGAGGTTTCTCATGTTTTTCTCCCTGTGTTAATTGCAAAAGAAGGCCGCCCGGAGGCGGCCGTGTAGAGTTAGGTGGTAGACACGACGTTCATCGCCGAGTACATGCTCGGGATGCTCGTCAGGAAGGTCAGCGCGTTCAGCGTGAGGACCGGACGGGACTCGTCAAGTGCGATTCTGCCCTCGACCGGGCCCATGTCGCCATCTGCGTTGATCTCGCGGAAAGTACGGTTGACCGCGAAAGTAGAACCGCCGCGAGTAAGCGCGACCTGCTCATTGTCGATGTAAACGAGGCCGGCCCCGGTGACGATCTCGGCAGCGCCGGTCGTCTGGGCTCCGTCGATCTCAATCGTCCACGGTTCGTTCCTGGTCGTGACCATTGCGTCCGTGTTCTGGTATGCTCCGGAGAAGACCACAGTCGCGACCGTGTCGCCTTTTTCCGCAAAAGCCCATTCGATATTC